GATCACATTGCGATCGGGCCATTAGCCTACCTAGAAGGTATCACAACAGCGCATCTTCGCTCCGGATCAAAGATCTCAAGAACGAAGCACGCAATATCTAGACTTGCAGTCAGATATTGCGAAAAGCTTCTTGATATTAGAAATATCAGGAATGCTTTATGGACACCTCGGACCATTAATAATAGTACCGAGATGTACATTCAGTCGCCCTTTATTGATTCAGTGAAGGTGAGACTGATTTCTCCTTGTTCAAAGAACAATGAGAAATTCAACGACCGTAATACGGCCGTCGGTAAAGCCAAGTCATTAGGCAAAACCTTGAGATGGCTTAATACGGACCTTTTCTGCAAGAAATGGATCCGTATGGTAAGAGACCGATTCTTTACAAGAATGGGCCCTCTTATGCCGCCGATCTCCAGTGGAGTCTATTGGCATCTCCTATTACCCGAGAGTCTCGGGGGACTAGGACTCTGGTTAGATTCGGATATTCCTGATCTAATCCAGAAACTACCATCACCCTCAAAGAGTTTGGTGGTAGATGTCTCTACTGATACAATCAGGAAAGACATTATAACTCTCTTTAAAGGTTTTACCTCTAACGTGAGTTATCGAGGATATGAACTGTTAGAAACAGACGTATCCTTAGCCAAGGAATTTTTAATTCCGGAGGCTATACAAGGTCTGCCATCCAAAGGATTTAAAGACCTTGTCAGCGAGTTCAAACTTCAAGATGAACCCGCTGGAAGCCAGTTCAAAATTCTTAGAAAGAAGGACTGGCTTACGGAGGACGACGTCAAAGACGCCATACTTCGTCCGCTTCTCTTTAAAGAGATTCTCTCAAGAGAAGCGAAGCCTTCGGCATTCAATACCGAAAGCTTCAAACACAGATATTCCAGACTCTGGGACATCGTGTTTGATGGCCACCCCACTATAAGCGAGGAGGCCATTAGAAAAGCATTATGGTTCAGAGAACCAATGATTTTCTACTACTGCGGCGAAAAATTGGATATTCCAATCCGCGGCAGTATCCGAAGTGTAAACCTCATAGAGGAATTAACCTTCGGTCTCCCAGATTTAAAAGTCCGGTGGACTAAAATCGGGAATCTGGTTCGACCGGTTAATGACCCGTCTGAACCAGACACACTCACCTGCCGAACCGGCAGTGGGGATGTCTCCGATACGGAGTAACCGTCTACAGTCTCGACGACCCGAAGGTCTTAGAGATACTGCAAGCCGGCTATGGGGGGC